CGTGGATATGCCCGTTGTTCCGCCAATCGTCAACTTGTTGTAGTAAAGACCGCCGCCACGAAATTCTCTTGCGGCTGTAGATGTGTCAGAAAGAACAATTGTGGATGTTCCTGCAATAAGTGTTGGTGCTATAGAGCAATTCCACACAATATTTGTGCCTGAAAGCGTCCAAGTACCAGAACCCATTTTCAAAGTAGCGGCACTAGTAGAACTATTATTAAACTGCCCCGTTGTCACGTTGTAGGTGACAGCGTCAAACGTCCCCGTGGTAAGTGTCAGGGTTCTTGTTGCCCCCAAAGACAGCGCATCGGCAAGCTGGACGGTTCCAGATGGGTGGTTGATTGTTACAGGACAGCCAAACTGAACGCCGTTGCTGGTGATGGTTTCTGTTGTGCCGCTGGAAAAAGTGATTGTCCCCGTTGTGCTGGATGACGTAACTCCCGTACCGAATTTCCAGTCGCCGTAAACAACAGGGGTGTTTGTGCTGGTTGTCAGCGTCATCGCGCTGGTACGCAGTGAAGCGTCAAACGTGCCGATGTTCCATGCGGCGTTAATTGTGATCGTGCCTGTTACGCTGCCAGCGGCTTCATCAAACACCGCCGTGTCTTGCGCCAGCGGGAAGTTGTTGATGTCAGGCGTTCCACCAGACCCTGGTGCCCAGGCCGTAGCACTCCAGTTCTGAGCGCCTGCAAGGTTCCAGTACACCGTCTTGGCAGCAGGGAATGTGATGCCTGTGTTACCCCCGCAGTCACCTGCTCGTGTGGGTGATGCGCCTGATGCTGCGCCAGCAAGGTTGATATCGCGGAAGTCGCAATCATCGGCAGAGATGGCCGCTGCTGTTATGGTGCGTTGAGTGCCAATGGTGTCGGATCGCAGGAAGATACGCCGCACTGCGGATGCGCCAGCACAGGTCAGGGTGCCGTTGATGGTTTGGTCAGCGGGAAAAGTACAACCCATTAACCCCGCAGATGCTGGTGCTGTAAACGCAAGATTGTTAAATGTGTTTGCACCAGTAATACTGTGCGTTTGCGAACCAGTATTTGTAAAAGATAGGTTATAAAAAGTCAATCCTCCACCAGCAAACGATCCGCCAATAGTTCCAAAGTTGTGATTTAACTGAGAGGTTCCTGCATTGAAAGTAAGGTTAGTGGAATTGGTAAATGTAAACGCATTGTTATTTGAAAAGTTTAAAGTACTTGCGCCAAGATTTATTGTTCTGACATTGCCGTTGCTTGAAGAAAACGTACCACCAGTTACCGCATACCCCGCTGTAGTAAACGTCCCGTTTGTCACCGTAAGCGTGTTTGACCCAATGTTCAACGCATCAGCAAGCTGTACTGTGCCGCCGTAGGTGTCGATGGTGATGCCGCTAAATGTTTTGCCTGAACTGGTGATGGTTTGGGTTGTGCCGCCGGAAAAGGTAAGAGCTGCCGATCCAACAAACGCAGTTCCAGAGCCATTAGTCCAATTTCCATATACCGTTGTTGCTCCAAACGCAATGGTTATTGCACTAGTTCTGCCAGACATGTCCACGTTGGGGACATATGCAATGGCAGTATCCAACGTAATGGTTCCCGTCACCGAGCCAGCATTGGTAAACGTGGCGGTGTCTTGCGGCAGGGGGAAATTGTCCGTGGATGGGGAGCCAGTTGATGTTGCGGCCCAACCGTTTGCACTCCAGTTCTGAGCGCCAGCCAAGTTCCAATACACCGTCTTAGGCGTACTAAAAGTGATGTTCCTGCACTCGCCGCGATTGCCGATGCGTGTTCCGCTGATGGGGGCTGATGTGCCACGGACGTACAGGCCACGGAAGTCTGCGTCTGTCAGGCTGGGGGTAGAGTTGACCACCAGATCAACAGAAATGCCGTAAGTGGCTGATGCAAAGAACACCCTCCTGTTACCTGCTGTGCCTGTGGTGGATAGTGTGCCGTTGATGGTTTGTTGGGCGGCAAAGGTGACAAACGCAATACCGGCTAGTGAGGGAGCCGTAACGGAAAAATTGTTGAATGTGTTTATTCCAACAATAGGTCTTGATGTTGCCGTAGAACTGTTTGTCCATGCTACGTTATAAAATATCTGACCGCCAACTGAAATGCCGGCGCTAGTGCCCGTCAAATTAAATTGAGACGTCCCAGAATTAAATGTTAAATTTGTTGTTGAAGTGGCAAGTATTACCGTTGAGCTATTACCGGTTATAGTAAAAGTCGATGCGTTTAAATTAATTGTTCTGTTGAGAGTGCCGGACATGGCAAGGCCGCCAGCAACAACCGAATAGCTATTGGCTGAAGAAGTATCAAAAGTACCAGCTAATACAGAAATACCAAAAACATTAGTTACTGTTATTGCGCTACCAAGCGTCCATGCTCCGCCAGTTCCGTTAAATACCACTTGCCCAGCAATTGAAGTGCCGTTAGTGGTTACCGTCCTACCGGTTGTGGTTGAGCTAAACGTGATTGTGCCCGTTGAACTCCACAGCGTCCCCGCCAGCAGCGACATAGAGCCGCGAACGTCCAGTGTGGGGGAAGTACCCGTAGCAAACGTAACCGTACCTGCTGACACCGTAATGTCCAGACAGGCCAAAGCGCCCGTCATTGTGACGGTGTAGGTACCGGCTTGGTCAAAGAAGACGCTATCCGCTACGGTCGGGACAGACGCACCACTACCCCCGCCGGAGGACGCGGACCAGTTAGTTGTGCTGGTGGTGTTCCAAGTGCCGGTGCCACCAACCCAATACCTGTCGGCCATGCTTACTCCTGCGGAGTTTCAACAGGCGGGGCAGTGACGATGGCAATCCAGTTATCAAACCGCTGCTGCTTCATCGCTTGAATCTCAGCGTCGGTCATGCCGTGGTTCTCAGGCAGATGAAGGGCGTCCCGAAAGACGCCGTGCGGTGAGTCAAACTCAAAGTCGATTTTGATCATCGACTACCCCCATCAACCAGCCAGAGAGAAGGTGTACGATACATTCAATGTATCACCGGATACCACGTTACGATCCCCAGGCGATTGAAAGTCAGCAGCCGAGAACAGGGTTCCGGTGGAGCCGCCAGCAGTGTTGTTGCTGGTCAAGAACGCACCGCCCACCGTCTGAGTAGCGTTGATGCTAAACGATGCGGGGGATGCGCTGTTGGTCACAACAGAGGGGTTGGCATTAGTGGCCGCAGCAAAAGTGGCAGTCGGGCGATTGCCAGCATAAGGAGTGACTTCAGTCCAGCCAGCGTGGGAGGCCATCGTGTCGCCAGCAGCCGGGGTATTAGACGCGCCAGCACCATACAGGCCGATGTACCAAGTGGTGATCTGGGTGGTGCTTGTCAAAGCGGTTCCGGCCATGTACTGAAGACCCACGTTGACCACAAGGTTCTGGGACTCAGCGGTCCACTTCAGAATGCCGTCTTTGTCGTAGCACTCCATGCGGAAGCGGCCAGTGGCTTTTGCCACCTCAGTGTTCTTGGTGCCTGCAATCAAACCGCCAGAAACGGCGTCAGAGGCTTTTGCAATTTCATAAGACATGGTGGCTCCTTAGTTAATACGGATCAAGGCCGTTTCAGGGTGGAAGGCGGGGAATTGGATTTTAAAGTCCTGCGTAAGCGTCACCTGATCAAGACCGAAATTTAAAACCCCAATTGCGCGGTTGCTTTTGGTTGAATTGTAGATAAGCGCCCCCCTGACCGAAAACGTGGTGGCGTACCAAATCGGGTCATCAAAACTGGCGTATCCAGCGCCGTCGGCAAATGCTACCAACGGATTGAGCAGCGTTTGCCCGCCGGCAACGTACCCGCTGCTGCTGACCTCATTGGCGGAGGTGTAGATTAAAGTGGAAGGCCCCAAGTTTGCCGAAGAATCGTACAACGCGATTTTGATCGTGTCGGTCAAAAGGTTGTGGATGCCCTCTAGCAACTGACCCTTAAAACTGGTGACCAAGCCTGCGGTGATCATTACTGCACCTTCAACTTGACTTGGCCATCCACATAAGCATCGCCACGCTGCTTGCCGTCGCCCAGGTTCTTCAGCAGCATCAGCGCCTCTTTGTACTTGCCGTCGTACAGCGCCATCATGTCGGTTTCCCCCTTCATGAATGTGTATGCCTCGACCAAAGAGCCATACAGGAGCACGGAATCAAAATTGTCGCCCAGCCATGTACGGCCGGCAGGGACTTCCGTTATGGACTCGGGGTAGTAGTAGTAGTGCAGTTCTACGCCATACGCAGCGTTTGGCGTGGGGCCCAAAATAAACGACAACTCGTCCGTAATCGTCGGCCCGTCTACGGTCGGCCCAAAAATGGCGTAATACTTGGGGAGCCCAGTGGCGGTCGGCGAAGGGTAGACCTGCCGGATGTAGTTGACATCTACGTTCTTGAGAAACGAATAGTTTCCGCTGTTGTCGATGACTGCCAACGAGTAAGTGGACAGATAATCGCCTGGGGCAGACAAATATTTGTTGTTTGCACTTAAACTGCCAGTGGCGTTCTTTCTCAAGTTGGCAAGCTGCACCGTGTTGTAAATACGTTGCTCGGCCTGTTGGATAAAGGTATCCAACTCGGTAGTCGTGAAAGACGTATTTTCGGTGTAGCTTTCGATGGCGTTTTTAAGCTCTGTGTAGTTCATGTGATCTCCACCGTCACAGGAGACAAAATCCCGCCTGCATAAAGCTGCTTTGCCGGCTGCATGGGCTGCATCCCAATACTAGCAATTGTTGTGTCCACCGTCAATCCAACGTAAACGGTGACTGCCATTCTGGCCTCTGGCCTGGGCTGATACAAAGCAATCGGCTCGTTGATCGTTCGCTTGGGCTCCAACTGCGGATGCTTGGGCTCGTAGCACTCCCGGCAGACCTTGAAACCTTTCCAGTCTTTGATCAGGGCGTTCAGCTTGAACCGCTGCCCGCACTGGTCACACAGGGCTATCGCATATTTGCCAGAGACGTAACCACCGGGCATGGTTACCTCGCTTGGTACATCGGCACAGCAAAATAACCGGACCGCTCCCGGTCCTCAGCCGCAGCGCGAGCAAACTCCTCATCGTACATGGCCTTGAGCAGCTGAATACGATCCGGAGCCTTTTTGACGGACAAATAGTACGCCACCCCCGCCACCAAGCAAGGCAGGAACCGGAAAGAGACATCGGCAGTGTTTGTGAACGCGCCTGCATCCTGAATGCGCCGAATGGCATAGTACCGGAAGATGTAGGACTGCGTTGCATCCGGGGCCGGGTACAAGAACAGCTTTGCAGGGGCGGTGCGCTGCACAAAATACTGGGCGGGACGGGACTGAGTTGACTTATTGGGGATGTGCAGGTACTCCGCGTACCCAATTCGGTCAATTGTGATGTCCTGCTGTGTCGGCAAGCCCGTGTTGGTGCGGATGACCGCTGACAAGGCGTCTACAGTGTCGTCTGGCAGCGTGTACTCATACTGCCCGGTAACCAAGGCAACCTGCCGCTGCTCAATCGTCCACAAATTCAGCCCCCTGTTGGCCCATTCTGAAAACATCAGATTGATGGACCTTAGGGCCGTCTTCATGTCGTAGCCATCCCTGGCTTCAAGGCCGCAGCGTTCATAGGCTTCGACGATGATGTCGTCGAAGTCTAGGTTGAAAGTAGCTGTGCCCGAGGTGGCCATGGCTTAGTAGATCGTAGCAGTGCGAGGGCGGGCTGCGCCCACGCCACGGACCTTGACGTTATCGCCTGAAATAGACTTTTTTACGGGCTGGCTCAAAGTTTTGCCTTGGGGGCCTGCGGTATCAGGACCACTGGCATAGATTGCGCCGCCTTTGGCAAAGCCCTTCTTGGCAATGCCTTCTCCGCGCATGGCGAGGCCGCCTTTTTTCATGCCGTGTTTCATTTCTTGCCGCCTTTCTTCTTGGCCGGTTTGGACATGCCCGCTTCGCTTAGGCCGATTGCGATAGCTTGCTTGGGGTTAGTAACTTTTTGGCCTGACGAAGACTTGAGCTTTCCGGCCTTAAATTCATGCATCACTGTCTTGACTTTGTTAGTTGCTCGCACTGCGATGCTCCTTCATGAAGTCGTCAATCTTCTTCTCAAGCCGGTCAAGCCGGTCCAAGACGCGATTGATGTCGGTATGCACCTCCGCTTTGGTGACATACTCTTTCGCAATCTCTTCCCGAGTGCGATTCAACAAAATTTGAATCCGCTTGACCTCGTCCGTCGACACCTTGACCCAAAACAAGATCAAGGCGGAGACCAAAGAGAGCGCGGCGTTCCACAGGGTCACATCCATTTCAGCACTTCCATGCTCTCAGGCTTTTGTTGATCCGGCTATTCGGGTCCTTGGCCGTTTTCTCGCTAGTCAGCTTCTTCTTCATGCCTTCCATACGGGCACAAAAAGAATCTTTGCGAGAGCCCCCTTCAGGCTGGGGCGGCTTCAGGCCCGGTTTGCCCGGATTGGCACGGTTGTAGGACGCCCTCCCTTTGGCGTTCAAGCCGCCTTTGGGATTTTTTCCCTCTTTGCGCTGCCAAGCCGGGGTTTTAGCCATGTCAGTACATCTTGCACTGCTTGTTGCGGGCCACGCCCACACCACGCGGCGCTACAGAAGAAAAGGGCTTTTGGTAGTTCTTGCGAGGGGTTTGCTCAGGACCACCCTTAGACATGTCCTGTTTTTGAGCCCCAGGTTGCACTTCGCCCTGGTACTGATCAATCGCCATTTTTGCTGCTCGTCCCATGATGGACTCCTTAACCGTAGAAAAACGTCACCGAAGTGATGTTGCTGAGGGTGAGATACGGATCAGCTTCAAACCTGACCCCGTCATTTGGGATCAGCAAGTACATGCACCCCGTGCCTGATGTGCTTGCAGGCGTGGCCAGATTGATAAGCTCGGTGCCCGATGTTCCACCATCTTTAAACGAGATGGAGCCGGCAGTGCCGGCAGGAACATAGTAAATCGCCTTGATGCGAGCGCGAGGCAGACCGATCCCGGTAGCCCCGGTAGCGGTCATCGTCTTGGCTTTTACGTCATATTGAAAGCCCATGGCGGACTCCTAATCAAGCCGTACGGGTGAATACGTAGGCTGTTGCGCTGGAGAACATGATGGTAAAGCGGGCAAGACCAGTCGCACCAGAAGCAACGGTCAGGTCGCCAAACGAAGCTGCGGTGTCAACCCCAGCACTAGACAAGACGCCATTGGTTGCAGCAGCAATCGTCACGGTGTTTGCGCCAGCGGTGTTATCAATGTACAGGTCCATCACGGTGCCACGGGTTGCTCCCAAAGCTGCACCTAGCAAGGTGCCAGTGGGCAGCGTGATCGTGGTCGCCAGGGCCGAAGTCGAGGTGATGTAGCCAGTTGCAACCTGTGCTGCAGTGGCGGTGGCCGTAGCGTTAATCGCAGCGGTGGTGGGGTGGTTTTGGTCAGTAAAAACCAGATTTGTGGCGGTCAAATTTGTGGTGGTCAAATCCGTGACACTGGTAGTAGCCCCAAAAGTGGCATTTACAGTGACTGCGCCAGTCGTGGCGCTTTTGGTGATGGATTGAAAGCCGTTCTGCGAACGAACCGGGCCAGTGAAAGTGGTGCTTGCCATTTGTTCCTCACATGCGAGTATGTTGGCGGCGCTCTGTCTGCATGTCGTCAGCCGGGACTGTCAGAAACGCCGGGGACCCCGGAATGAAACCAATATACACCAAAAGAAAAGGGAGCACAAGGCTCCCTTTTCTCGGTTTCTTAGGCCCCAGGAGAGCCGTAGATACCACGCGGGTCGGACCAACCGAAGCTGTAACGCTCGCGAGCCTTGTACCGCACGTTGCCGGTGTCGAAGTCGCCTTCGAAAGCGGTGCGGATAGGCGAACGCTGGAACATCTTCAGACCGTTGGGCGCATCGGTAATCAGGAACCATGCGTTGGTGTCGGTCAGGAAGTGGTTGACAGCGTAGCCCTCGGGGATCAGGCCCATGGACTTGATCGCGTTGATGTCGTTATCGGCGGTTGCAGTACGCAGAGTCGACTTCATCAGGCGCTCGGCGGTGAACTGCAGTTCCTTCGGAACGATCATCTTGCGGGCGGTCAAAGCGACCTTCAGGCCACGCTCGTCCGTGAACGCTGCGATGTCGATGATGCCCTGCTCGAGAGAGGTCTCGTTCAGGTCAGCAGCAACAGTCGGGCGGTTGGAAAAGTCAGGGCCCAAAGCGGTCGGGTGAGCGGTCGAGCACAGAGCAACGCCGTCGCCGCCAGCATACTGGCCGCCGGTAAAGGCATTGTTCAGCACCGAAGCGCCCTTGACCTGCTTGGTGTTGGCCATCGAACGAGCCAGAGCCTTGGTGTAGCGAGCCGACAGGCGGTCGTAGAGGTTGTCCTCAACGGCCTCTTCGGTCAGCGCAAACGCCATGGCAATGGTCTCATGGGTGTAGCGAGCAGTGAACGATTCCAGAGCGGTATCGTATGCCACGCCAGCACCCTCGGTTTTCACCGGAGCGGAGCCAAAGCCGGTCAGCATGACCTCTTCTTCAAATGCACGGTCAGAGGTCTCAATCGAGAAAATCTCTTCGTGCTCGTTTTCGTATCGCTTGTACTCGATGCCGAACAGAGCGTTCAGGCCGGGCTCAAGCTCTTTTACGAGTTGTGAACGGGTAATAGCCATGATTAAGCTCCATCAGCAGCAACACCGACGCTACCGTACTGGTGTTGATTGAGTTTGACGACCAGGACTGCATAGTCACCCAGCGCATTGTCGGGAGACTCATACAGACCCACGATTTTGAAGGTCAGACCTTGGGTCTTAGCGATGGAAGCCGACGACAGCGAGCCGTTGGAAACACCAGAAGTGGTGCTGCCAGTGGTGGAGGCGGTCGGATCAGCGTTCTTGCCGATATTTGCCTGGGTCACAGCGCCATCAGCTTGGACCAGGAACAACTGGCTCGGGTCATCCAACACTTCACAGGCGATGATGCCTTGAGTAATGTTGATGCTACCGGGGTAGTAGTTTTTCCAGGTGGGCTTGTTAGCACGGGTGGGGTCATCGTACTGAACACCGTTGAACACGCCCGTGGGGGCAGTGTGGGTGGATGCGTCGTACTTGATGATGTAGCCGTCGTATACGACGACCAGATCGCCTTGGTAAATCGCCCCGGCCTGATTGTCCTGAATCTGATAGCCGTACTGCTTCTGAGCGCCAGTAGCAGACAGGTTACCAGAAGGACGCAGACCAAAAGGCTTATTGACGTTTGCCATTTGAAGCTCCTGCTAAGTGTGGGATGTACCAGCGTCCTTTTTAAGTCGGCTGGCGGAAAGTTGTGCGAGAACTCCGCTCCGGAGATTGGATTCTCATTGTAGAGTGAGCGTTCTCACGCATCATCTCGTTGTCCACTGCCAGCAACTGTTCCTGGGCCTTACGGCGGAAATACGCATTACGCTCTTCAATGGTTTCCTTCGGAATCTTGGCAAGCAAGAGACCACCAACAGAAATAATGCCGGCGTGTTTGCCGTCATCCATTGTCGGGAGAATATTGTGGTATTCCTCCGGCACATCCTGCAAGCGCACAAGCTCATAACCTTCGCGCAGCTTGGAGTAGACGTTCTGTTTGTCTTGGAAACCGTTTACCTCAGAGCGAATCCAGCGGTATTCAAAGCCTTCAGGGGCAGGCGGCGTGTCAAGACGCGACGGGGGAGACCAGGGTTTGCGGCGTTCAGCTTTGGCACGGGTATCTGCGCTGCGGCTGGCACGGTCAATTTTCATTTCGCTCATGGTCTTACTCCTTCACGTACTTGGCATATTCCTCGAGAGGAACGCCCAGTTTCTTCGCAATAGCAACCTGACTCGGCGATAGCCGGACAGTACGGCGCACACTATTCACTCCCGAACTACGGGCTGCAGGTGCAACAGCAGGTGCGGAACGCTGTTGTCTGGAAGACTGGTTTGACGAACGACCTTCGTCAGCGAAGCTTTTGGGAAACTGCTCCCTAATTCTTCGATCCAGTTCAGTGTAATACTCGTCCGAAGAGGGGTCAACCCCCTCTTCCTCGATAAGCTGCTGATGAATTCCCCAGGCCGCATAAGTCATCACGCGGTTCTGGCCAAACCACTCGTTATTAGACGCCCATTCCTCGGCCCGGGGATCGGGCTTACGGGCCGGTTGCGCCGGTTGTTGAGGGGCCTGCTGTTGGGCGGCATATTGCTGCTGTTGGCGGGGATCGGGCTGCTGTTCCTGCAGCCAAGACGCCACCTGCCGCTGCTCTTGGACAAGAGTTGACAGCCTTTCCTGTGCTTCGGTCTCAGTATCAATGTCGCCTTCTTCACGGGCTTTTTTGATAATCTGCCGCAGGGCAGTTTGCTGGGTATCGAGGCGGGCTTTGGCCTCGTTGAGGCGGCTGTAGTCGGTCTGAACCAGCTTTTGTTGCAGTTGCTGAGCCTGGGTTTGCAGTCCCTTTGCGTACTCCAAGGCTGCCTGCTCGCGGCGCTCGGCTTCGCGCATGCGAGCGGTGAGCTTAGAGATGCGTTTTTGGACGTTGTCGTTGACCGCATCAAGCTCGTCCTTGTGGGACGCAGAAGCCGAGCTCTGGGGCTCGGTGGGGGTTTCGGAAGCAGCTTGCGGCTGCTCGTCTGGCTCAAATGTGACGTTGGTGGCTTTTTCATCGCCCCCTAGGTCAAATTCGAGTTGATCGTCATTCATCACAGTTGCCATTTTTTACCTCACATGTGTAGGATGTCTTCGGGATTTTTGATCGTCGCCAGAATTTCGTCGTCATTGAGAATGCGTATCTCGCCTCCGTCAATCATCATCCGCGCCCCAGCATATCGACCAAAAATAATCCAATCCCCCTCTTTGCACCAAGGGCCGTCAGGGAATTTGCCCGTGTCCTTGTATGCCAGCGGCCCAACGGCCAGGACATACGCGCACGTAGTTGTGAGTTGTTGGCGCTCGATGGTTTGCTCAGCCAATTCAATGCCGCCTTTGGTGCGGCGAGCGCCTGCGTATGGCAAGACAACTACCCGCCATCCTGTGGGCTGGGGCAAGCGGTCTCGTATGGATTCAGCCGTGCTGATGTGCTCGGCTTTGGAGGCCTCTTCAGCGGCAATTTTTGCCGCCTCGTCGGCAGCTTTTGCCGCTGCCTCTTTGGCCCATTTCTCTTCCAGTGCAGTTGCTTCCATGATGCTCCTTTAGTCAGGGTTTTTGTCCAAGAGGTCTTTTACCGCCTCTTCAACAAACTTGTACCCCTCTAGACGACCCATCAGGAATCTGTACTGCTCCATATCCTTGACAGCGCCATTTACCACCATGCGCTCCGTATTTTCTCGGAGCCGTTTGACGGCAAATAACACTTTCTCTGCGAACTCAAGCATGGATTGCTCCTATGAAGCAGACACATAACCCGTGTCTGAGGGGTGATTTGATTATGCAGCAAATCTACGCAATTTTCACCTTGTTAAATGCGTCCTTGCGATAGACGTACTTTACATCAGGTTTGGTTTTAGCGGTTTCCCGAGTTTTGGGCCCCCGCATTGGCTGCGGTTTGGGCATTTTGGAAGTTTTGTTGTGCGACTTGCGATGCATGCTGCGCTCCTTGCAGGTTGAGGGATTCCTGGTCAATACCGGTCTTGGCCTCCAAGGTCGCCGCCTTGAGACGCAGGTTTGCTTGGTCGTCGGCAATATCTGCTGCCGTGCGCTGCTGATCGTTGGCCAAGCGTCCCTGATCAAGGGCCAAACGAGCCTTGTCCCGCTCGGCGTTTTGAGCCAATTCCTGTTGCTTGAGCGCAACCAGCGGGTCTTCCTGATTGCCGGCAAGCTGCTCCTGCAGCGCCTTCATCTCCTGGAAGTACTGGGCAACCTTCAAGGCAATCATTGCCTCGCGCTGCAGCGGCGATACAAGGCCTTCTGGGTCGGTGCCGTACTGCTGGAACAACTCCGCTTCCGTAGCCTCTTCGGCCTTGAGGCGCAGGTGGTCAAAGCAGTGCTTCTGCAGGTTGACGGCCACGTTGGGCATCGACCCAACCAGGGGTGCCATGCCAAACATCAGGTGCGCCAGGATGTGGGCATCGTGCTGCTGGCCGGCAAATGCCTTGAGCGGCGAGCCATCCAAAGCCTGCGCGTTCTCGCTGGCCGGGTCCTTGGGCTTGTCGACGTTCTGCGTGTTGAGAATCTGGTCGATATCGCGCACGCCGATGGCCTCGTACATGCGGCGGTAGGCCTCATACATGTTGTGCATCTGCGGTGCGCTCTGAGCCAGTTGCAACTGGGTCTGCGCCATCGTGATCCGTTGGGCCACCGAGAAGATGTTGGGGTCAGAGACCGGCAGGATGTCGATACGGTCGTCAAAATCGCGCTTCTTGATGTAGCGGCTCTCGCCAGGGACATCGTAGGGGTACTTTTCCGGCAGGTACTCGGCAAAGCCATCGGCCAGCAGTTTGAACTCAATCTTCTGGCTGTAGTGCAGGCGTTTGTGGATGCTCGACATGACGGCGCTGCCCTTTTCCAGCAGCGCAATCGTGGTACCCACAGCGGCGTTTTGGTTGCTGTCGCCCACCTGCATGTCCGAGATGCTGGCAAGGCGTTGTCCGGCCTGCACACAGAAGCCCAGGAGCGAAAACAGCGTCTGGCTGGGCTCCTTGTAGGGCAGGGGCATGAGAGTGCTCTGCAAGTCCGCGCCGCCTGCATCGATGTCCCGGAATTCACCGGGCTGCAGCGGCATGTCGTCGTTCATGATCCGCGCACCCTTGGCCTTGAAGCCAGCGGGCAGGTTGGAGAGCGTGCCGGCGTCCACCAGTTGCTGCAAAGCAGACGTTGCGGTCTTGGTCAGGCCGCCGATCAGGTGCAAAAAGCCAAGGCCATAGGACCCCGGGCCCTGGACGAGCAGGTAGTGGACATAGTACTGCTTACGCTGATGCTTCTCGTCGCCTTCCTTCCAATTGCGGCGCACTCCTACGCAAGCTTGGGTGACTTCGTCAATCGTGACGATGTAGGGCAGCTTGATGCCGGTGATTTCGCCCTCTTCGTCCTTGTGCTCAAAGCCAGAGAGGTCCAGATCGACCTGGAACTCGAGCAACGTGACTTCTTCCGGCTCGGTAGTGGGTTGGACGCCCGTGACGCGGTCTACTTCCTTTTGAATCGTGCTCTGCGGCACCTCGGCAGGGACAGAAGCCTGGGCACTGTCGAGGTACTGGCCGCGCAAGACCGCTTTCTTGTAGTCGTTGACCGACATCGGAACGCGGTGAGTGATGCGCTGGCATTCGCTCATGACCGACGAGCCCTTGTAAGGGATGTACAGGTCATCAGGGGTGATCAGCTTGCTGACCATCCGGCCCTTGTCGTAGTCGTAGTAGACCTTCTTGAAAGCCGAGCCGCCGTAGCCAATCCAGAACAGCAACTGGTCGAAGTCCGGGGTGTACTCCTCCATCACCGTGGTGATTTCGTAGTTCATGAAGTCCCGAACGCGGGCGGCTTGCATGATCTTCTCGCGGGTCTCCTTGCCCAGCACCTGAGTGCGGACAGGGCCGTCAGCCGGCATGAGTTCCTTGAGCGCCTGTGCTTGAAATTGCACGATGGCCTCGGTCAGCATAGGGTGCTGAGCGCCGCACGCGCCCTTGAACGGCTTGGTGCGCTCCTCGAAGGAGAAGCCCAGCATCTTCAGGCCCTTGCCGTACTGCTCTTCCCACTCCTTGCGCGAGGACTTGTCGGCCTCGTACATCACGATCAGGTCAGAGGCAATCTGCTGCAACTCTGACGGGTCCATGACCTCGGCAAGGTTGCTGTCGAAGGGGACATCATCGTCCTCTTCTTCGCCGATGTTGACCACCACATCGCCGGTCTCAGCGTCAAACTCAATCTCGATGTCAGGCAGCTTCTCTGGCTCCTCGACCTCCACCAGTTTGTCGCCTACGGGCAGTTCGTCAACGGTGATGTTTTTCTCAATCGGCATGTTGCTTCCTTACAGATATGCGCGGTTGTCGGTGCGCTTGCGTTCGACCATGCCGCCAGACTTGAATGGTACGCCCTTCTTCTGGATACGGGCTGCGGCCTCTGGCCCCCACACAATTGCTCTGTGCATGACCGGATCGCCGGTTGCGGTAGTCAAAGTCACATCGCGAAGCTCAAATCCTGGCCCAAGGTCTTTAATCACCTGCTTGAGGTTGTTTGGCAGTTTTTCATAAAGCTGCGCCTGGGCAGACTCTTGGCCAGGGAACGCGACAAACCGTTTGCCCTGCTGAATCGCGCCCACAACAGCGTTTTTGGCCATCAACTGCTGCAGTACTTGAGGAGACCGCTCCGTGCCAGCAAAAGGCTGTTGGGTTAGGTAAAACTCGGGGAAAGGCTTCCCTTGTTTTTCAGCGGCGTCTGCAATCTGAAGCCTTTGATAGATCGTCTCGTTTTTAGCCATCAAAGAAGTTCGTTCTGCCGAGAGCGAATCTACCAAACTGTCTTTGCCTTCTTCCGATGCTTTTCTCAGCTTGACATTGACATCGGCTATTTGTTTTTCAATCTGCTTTGCCATCGCCCTGTCTTTCTCTTTGCTCCCGCCCCGAGCACCGAATGACTGAAGGTACTCGAGCAGATCGGACTGCAGTTCGTTGACATAAATGCCTTCTGCTTTGCCTATGCCGGGGATGTTTGTGGTGTGTTCGCTAAACCGGCTAAACGCAATTGGGTTCAACGGGGAGCCCTTCAAGGTCGGGTGTTGGCCCTCATACGGCATCAAGTAGCCTACTTCTTTTCTTGCTGAATTGAAGGCATTATTAAAGGGACGGCTGATTTCCCTTTGAATAAGTTTTATTTGGCTTTCTCTTATCTCTCTCATGGCCTTCTCTTGAGAGGACAAGGTGGTCGGTGTTGAATAAGACATTGCTGACTCAAGAACCCTGGGGTCTAGCCGTCCTGCGTTTACTTCGCGAGCAACATTATCAAGTTGAGCCCTGGACAACTGAGCCGGAGCAGCTGTCTGGTTACTTGCTTGAAGGCGGCTGTTGAAATCTGGCTTCATTGGATAGAAGTCATCAGGTTCCTCTACGCCATACCGCCTAGAAAGCTCCGAAATCTTTTGATAGCCCCTTTGATACAACTCTTCTGCGGCCCTGGGCATGGCCAAGGCTGTCAATTGCTCGTCCGTCAGATTCGGCATTGTCTGCCGAATCTCTAATTTAATCCTTTTTACGGCAGGCATGAAGTCAGGGGACGCCTCTGTGTTTAGCAAAAGCGTTTGTATGCCCCTGATACTGTTTGCATCATCTGCCGCAGAGGCATAAAGGCTTGGGAGAACCGATAGCCGTTGTTTGACTTCATCGGAAACTGGGAGGCCTGGGTTTTTGGCCAGTTCTATAAGGCGTTTTTGATGGTTGGTCGAAAAAACGCCGTTATCCGCACCTTGTCGAGCCCTATCTAAGATCGTCAGCAAAGTATTTGCTGCGACTTGAGTTCCCCTGACCTCTGGAGGCAGTTCTTGGGCCAGATGGATCACCCCCAACGGCTTGCCGGGGTAGATATTGTCTGTCGACTGATAATTTTGGCCGTATTTGCCAGGGGGAGAAACTGATGTGTTGAATCTGCCGGGGTCAAAAACTGATTTAACCTTGTTCAGAAGCTCAGCGGGAGCAATCTTGGCATTTCCAGGCACATCGGCAAGTGCATCCTGCACCCTTTCGATGTCATAGTCCCTAAATTTGCCCTTGATCATGCCCAGGAACTGGTCTTTCTGGACCGGAGACGACATGTTGGCCACGAATTCGTCCAGCCGCCCCACAAAAGGAGCCTGCGAGGAGGGCAAATGCTGGAAAATCGACTGCGAAGGAGCAACAGCAAACGACGGCTGCGCTCCGAGGGCCTGGAGCATCTCTGCACTGCGCCCGCCACGCTCCAAAGTACGGGTAACAGGCGCTTCCAAGGCCTTTTCGGTGCGCATTCCAAGCGCCGTGGCCCCTCTTCCGACCGCATTTCCGACCGCCCGTGCCACCGGAGCGACCACTGGAGCTACTGCGGGCACCAAACCAGCCGCAAAACCGACCTCCCCGGCCCTTTTGATGCCCTGAAGATCAGGGTGAAACACCGAAAAACCCAGTTGATCGGGTGCTTGGCCCAAAAAACCGCTCACAGCAGCATAAGTGCGGGGGTCCGGCAGCGTATTTACGTCCCTCTGGGCTGCCAAAGCACGGGCGGCGGCCCCCTGGCGAGCAATCTGAGGGTTAAAAGTAGCCGGCCGGGACGCTGCGGCGATCTCTTCGGGCGTCAAAGCGACTTCTCCGCTTTCTGGAGAGCCGTTTGAGCGCCTGACTGGCGGCATTCCGCCGGACAGGCCCCCTGTCGTAGACATAGGTTCCATGTCCCTCGTCGGGTCTATCGGCTGATTTGCTTGCCTTGCGTCCCTCAGCAAATCCTCAAGCGGCGTTTTCCCTGAAAAATGTTTGTATAGGTTATAGCCCAGATTAGCGCCCATGCCGGGGCCCATGCCAAGACTAACTACCTTATCCAATGCTGCCCGAGCCGCTCCCCGAACCCTCATCGCTGAGTCGTTTTTTGGCTCATCCTTTTTCGCCTCGCCGCCATCAGCCATTTTCACCGGCTGCAGAGCCTTGACCGGATTGAGCGCGGTGATCTCCAAATCCTGGAGAGCATTGACAGGCTTATAGTCCGCCAACTGCTGCGCAAACTCCTCATCCTCAATCCGATTCATCCGTGCGCGAAGCTCATCATCACTGACCTCGCGATCCTTATCCTCATCCCCCAAGAACGCCAAAGCCAAAGCGGCCTTGTATCCTGATCCGAGGTCCTCGGCGCTTGCTGCAACAGGGGCGGCTCGCGCTCCAGCCCGAGGAGCAGCAGAAGCAGAAATACCCAAAGGCGGCTCCATAACAGCCGGCTGCGGCGCGGCAGTAGCCGGGGCAGGGGTTTGGGCTTGAGCCCGGGCCCGAGCAGGAGTTGTGCCGCTCATCTTCTTTGACAACCACTGGCGAGCCTGCTCCGCCGTCTTGCCCTTCAAATGCGGATTGGCTTCCAAAACCTGCGCCGAAAACAGGCTGCTGACAGGCGTATCGGGCGCGGCATTTAAGATGGTCCGGGCTCCAGCAGGACCAAAGAAGTGGGCGGTATAAATTTCCGAGGGACTCGGCTCACGGCCAAGATTGCGGCGCAAGAAGTCGGTGTTGCTCGCAATCACATCCACGCCCACGCGGATGTTTTCATCAGGGTTGAGCTTCTTGCCGGGCTGGCCACCAAACTGCTTCCAGGTCGAATCAATCACCCCGAACAGGCCTGCTGCCGAGGATGCATTGGTTTTGGACGAAGGATTGAGGGAACTCTCGTTACGTGCAATCTGCACGGCCACATCAGGATTTACATTCTTCGCCTGTGCGGCCGCCCGGATTTTGTCGATGAGTTCTTGGGCCATGGTTCGTGGTCCTCGGTCAGATGGATGCGGCCATTGTATGGCGACCCCTAATAATACTCAACGGGCTGCGTGTCAAGACTTCCCTCGTCCTCATGGTCCGTTTCCAAGCTGATAAAATTGCCCTGGCGGAATCGGTGCCAAGCCATAACAGCAGTGTCGACCTGATCGTCGTTGTTGCCGTTGGGGAAAGCAGCACACTCTTCCACCATCTCCTCGGCCCACTCTTTGCCCTCTGGGTACCACACCATCCCAGACTCAAGGATGGGAGCAACAGCATTGGCGCGGCTGATCTTATCCTGCCCGGTTTTACGGCCGCCAGGGGAGAACATAGTAACGGGGATCGCGAGCCGGCGCAACTCCTGCTGAAGCGGGGTCCCCGTTGCCTTGGCCTCGATCAAGACACTGTCGGGCCGCCAGTACTGATACTCGTCCTTGGCCACGCGCTTGAGTTCCGGGAAATCCCACCGGCCCTTGCGCACATTGAGCAAGATGAGGTTGGGCCCCGAATCGGCATCCGGGGTAAACACGCCCCAGGTGCTGATAACAGAGTAGTCAGCCGTCTCCTTCTTACTGTAGGCGGTGTCCAAGCACTGCAGGACATAGTCGCACTGTGGCGGCTCGTCGTATTGCCATTTCCTCCACCAGTTTCTTTTGAGGATCGCCCCCTCGTCGTTGGTCGGCTGCTGCTGCCACTGGGCGTTCCACTTCTTCAAGCCGATAGATACTTTGACCTTCTCCAGTTCGTCTAAGCTCCAGTACTCCGGCCAGAGTGGATTTCCGGAAGGCAAGATCGCAGGAAATTCCAGCACCTCCCACTGATCGCTCTTGAGATACCCCTGCTGCTTGAGCAGGCGGCCCGATAGGTCGTCCGTTTTCCATCGTGTGTTGATTACGATAATTGAACCATTGGGCTGTAACCGCTGCCGGGGGCCAGAGGTATACCACTCGTAAGTGTTCTCCATGGCGGTCTCAGACAAAGCATCCTGCTCGTCCAAGATGTCGTCGAGCACAACAACATTGCCGCCCCGGCCGGTCATCGCGCCGCCTTTGCCGATGAAGAAGGCTTCACCACCAAGGTTCGTGTTCCACCGGCCGGCGGCCTTGCTGTCTGCTGAGAGGCTCACCTTCGGAAAGAGTTCTTTGTACTTCTCGTCCTCAACAAGATTCCTGATCATCCGGCCAAACCGCTGCGCGAGTTCAGCAGTATGGGAGCCGACAATGAGTTTTGAATCGGGGACCCGGCCCATCAAATAGGCAGGGAACAGATAGCTGCCCATCTGCGACTTGCCGTGACGGGGAGGCATCGCGATCATCAGGCGCTTGCACTTGCCTTCGACCACGCGATCCAGGGCAGCAGCGATCCGGCGATGGTGTTCGCCGACGATCATTTCAGGCCACACGTATCGACAGAAATCCAGGAAGTTACTTGTTGCGCGTTCCTGGGCTTCAAGAAATTGCAGGCGAAGTTCGAGGCGAAGCCTTTCGGCTTCGAGGTCTTCAGGTTTTGACATAGCTACAAATATACCCCCGTATATCGATTTTGAAAACAAGGGGGGTGTTTATGGCCCCCGGGGGTCAGGTTCTAGGGAGGTTTTCCTTGGCCAAAAATCGGGATAGGGGCGTTCGCTCCGGTTGACGGGGTGTTTATGGCCCTCCCCCTCTAAAGCTGACCCCTAACTCTAACCTGTGCGTCGCATCCCACGGACTGATTGGCGGGCCCACCCACCCCCGCCTCCACCTTGTGGGAAAAATTTTAGAACGTTCTAAAAAGCAACACGGCGCGCGGGGAAATAAAAAAGCCCCAGCAGCTGCTGGGGCTTGGCCTGTGTGCCTGGGCCCGAGGGCCCAGTTTGTGTTAGGTGTTGGCCTCGGCCGCCTTCTTGGCTTGATAGGCCTCGAAGGTGGAACGGCTGCGCTCCTTGACCAGGGTCTTGTCGCCCAGGTCCATATCCTCCAGCTGGACCTGCACGCCGGACGGGTCAGCATAGAACATGTACTCACGCTTGTCGTAGTCGTACTCTTGCTGCACTGGGCGCAGGCCGACCATGAAACCTGCCAGGGCTGCAACGTCCTTGGCGCTGGTGCTGGTGGGCAAGAGGAAGCGCTGACCGTTGATATTGATAACCTTGTTCATGACTCTATCCTTTCTAGGGTTGACTGCAGCACCGTGCTGCAGTGATGACATTATAGCACCGGTTTTTATCCCGGTGCTACATTTTTTTAACTAACTGTAATCTCGAAGGTCAGGTCCTTAACTGTCTCAGTTATCAGATCGGTCAGGTCCAGGTCCTTCCTGACGTAGCGGTCGATATCGCCTTCAATGTCCAGGTGGACCGTGGCCCAGGTATCGAGGCGGTCATTCAGGTAGTTATCGGCCCAGTCCTCGATACCGGCGCTGATCCGGGAGTCCAGGTCTCCCTTGAGCCCTTCGATGGCAGCGGATGCGCCTTCGGTGACTTTGCCAGCCAGTTCGGTCTGGACCCGCTGGGCGACATCGCTGACAAGCTTGTCATACAGTCCGCCGAGCAGGGTGAGCATTTCAGATTGGTCCATGATCTCTATCCTTTCTAAGGGTTTAGCTGCAGCGGCCGCTGCAGCAGACCACATTATAACCCAGGTCCGTGGCCCACGGGCCAATTGTATTTTTTAATCGGCCACCAGCGCCCGATCAATTTCGGACTGCAGGACCATATCGGCCGCTGCCCAGCACTCGGCCGGCTCGCCCTGGTCATCCGTGAACGTCACGCCCTCATAAATGGGTTTGTCCAGTTCAGCGTAAACCGACTGCATGAGCGAGAGCACGGCAGCATTACGCGTGGTCATCAGGAACAGGGCCAAGGCTTTCGCCCTGGCCCCCTGGGTGGTGGGATCATGGATCACGGCCAGGGCCAATTGTTCTATGTGCATGGTCAGGCCTCCGCGCCATACTGGCCCACCCAGCCCAGGCGGGCCAGGGCTGGGACCTTGGCCCACTCGAGGCCAAAAACGCTGGGGAAATATTCCGCCCCGGGCTCGACATACACGCGGCCAGTGCTGGCCGCGTGGCGGGGCGGGTGACCGCCGCAAAGCTCCGCCTTATCGCCCCTAAAGTCGGTGACAGTATCGCCCAGGCAAGCGGGCCGCGTAGTGCCCTCATGGACCAGGGTCCAGCCATCGCGCTCGATCAATTGTTTCATGGTCAGGCCCCCTCGATTTCCGGAGGCAGAACCTCCGCATACGGGTTACCTGCGAACAGGCGGGCCAGGGGGACCATGGCAACATTGTCCCCTTCTTCCTCCTGGACCGCGCAAATCACGGCGACATATTCGCCAGTAACTGCATCGGTGCATTCCACCAGGGCAACATCCTTGTTCTTGAAGGCGCGTTTTATCGTCTCGAAATTTGAGACGTCTCCGGGCTTGAGGGCCATAACTCTATCCTTTCTTGATCCGGGGCACCGCGCCCCGGTCCGGGAATTATATACCAAAATTCACGCGTCAACCTAGGGGAAACCCGGTCCGGCTGCCGCCGGACCGGGTTTCCCGGGCCACGGCCCGGGGCCCATGGCCCCCGGACCACGCGCCATGCGCCACGTTTTACGGGGCGAGCGGCAGGGACCAGGGGGCAGGTTTCCCCCTGCAAAACTAACCGGGGGAAACCGGGCAATTGAGAATGGTTTTCATTGGCAAATAGGACTGATTCTCAATTGCATCAGGCCGGGTTAAGCGGCGAGCAGTTCCATGGCCTTATTTTTCAGGGCTGCACCAGTGCCGAACCATGCCGACTCAAGGCGGGTTGACCCCTGCCGGCCGCGCTCATGGTCTACCATCTCGGTGACTGCGTTAAGCATTCCCCAGCGGGTCCCCATGACTCCGGGGATATCGGACCCGATAGCCGAACCCTTGAACAAATCCATGATGCGGCGGTATCCCTTGGTTTCCGGGATATCAAGCCGGCCAGTATGGTAGGGCTCGAGCAGCGCCTTGATAAATTCGTCCGCCTCGGGCTCGCTCATGGGGCGGCCGGCAAGGGCCCGGGACTCAATCAGGAATCGCTCCCAGTTGTCCGCCACAATGCCCAGTTCAAGGCGGACCCGGTCCGCATCGAATCGCTCGGAGTGCAGCACCCGAACCTCTCCGGTAGTTTCGCCTGCCAGGGCCCGGACAATGGTGTTATTGCACACTACGCGGACGGCCGTAAATTTTGCGACCGTGGCCATAGTCCCATCATAGGACGTTCCGAGCAAAAGGTAAGGCCGGACGATATCGCCCCCCAGGACCTCAGCGCCGGGGTTGACCCTTGCCAGGGCCCACACTCGGCGGCCGTGGCTCAGGGCCCCGGCGGTTTCGAGCTCAAACCCGCCGATGTCCGCAAGCTTGCCGAAAAACCCCATAACCTCGGCCGGCTGCACCGTGCGATAACCGTCCGAAACCACGGACAGGGCTGCCCCGGTATCGCTGCGATGCAGGACCTTGCGACCCTTGAAAACCTCGGGCTCAGTGGCCGCCTCGGTCCGATACAAAACCGGGGACTCGAGCACGGTATAGGCTAGTCCGGCCTGATGGGTCCATTCCTCGATTGAGGCCCCGGGCTGCAGCTGGTGGCCGAGGCCGTGCCATGGGGTTTGGCCGAGGTATGCCATAGCAGCGCGGCCGGTAGTGGTGTCGATCATGTGAGCCATTTATCTATCCTTTCTTGAGGGTGCCCCGCTGCACCATGCTGCGGGGCTGAGTGAATTCTAAGCCTAAATCGGGCCCGGTCCAATTGATTTTTTTAATCGCGAATCTAATCCCAATTGCCAAATTTATCTATCAAATACCACGCCACGAGGAACAGCAGCAAGACCACAAAAAACATTACTGAGCCCTCCCGATATCTCCGGCCACATGGTGGCGCAAAAAAGACCCCGGGGGCAGCGACCGAGCAAAAGCCCGCAGCGACTGCCCATCATCGGCCGGGGCCTGTTTTTTGACCCCGTGCCACTGTATCGCTGTAGGGCCGCTCGCGGCATAGCATCCGCCGCCAGCATCGGACCCGACTTTTTTAGCCCCGGTCCCGTGAGCAACAAAAACAACAACATCGGACCGTTCGGGCCTTGCGCACAGTGGGCGGCCGTTCCCGCACTGGGCACATGTAAAAGCTTCCGACAATTCGGCAGGGCAGCGATAAAACCGGACCCCGTCAACAGTGGCCGGCCAATTGTCGGCGGTATCCTTCGGGGCAGCATACACGGCGGGACGGCCGGCTTTTACCGCCGCCACAGCATCGGCTACGGTATCGCAGGACGCATTTATCACGGTTTGGCCCTTCTTGGCCTTCGGAATAGCAGCGGCCGGAAAATGCGAATAGGTCCAGGCAAGCCCCTGCCGGGGGACTGACTCGAGCAAGGCCTGCAGATAGCCCTCGTCGACCAAGGTCGCGCCCTGCTCACTCTTGGGGTGCAGCTTGCACGTTTTGGGGCACGTTTTATAGGTTTCGTGCTCGCCACTGCGATACGTCACAGCAATAGGGCCGGTTTTCCGGTTACCGGACACGGGAACGGTTTTCAGCATGACTCTATCCTTTCTTGATTTGCCGATATGGCAGACGCCAGTTTACACTAGGCGTGCGTTTTGTGCATAGGTGAAAACCCTAACCGGTTTCCCCCAGGGCCTGCACCAGTTCCGGCCATGGCATGCCCCGGCTTGGCCAGTCAAACAGGGGCGGAAGCTTCAGGCCGTGCTCAGCAAGGGCGACCGCATCGCGCCCATGGTAGAGGTAGATTCGGGGCGGCCGCAGCAGCGAGCCCTTGTAAAAAACCAGGACAAAGCAAGGGCGGCCCTTTAAGGCATGCCGGGTCAAAAAGGCAATTTGATGGGGCCGTAGCGATACCTTCAAGCCCCGGGCGACCACTTTGAGCTCGACCGAGACAAAGCCGGAACCAATGCCCATAAGACAATCGGATATCCCGAGGTTTACCCGGTTTTCGATTCGCTCGATGTCCACACCTAAGGGCAGCAAGCCCTCTCGGACCCGAGTTGCAAAGGCGGCTTCAGGGGCGGTCATCTTCCGGGCCTTTCGAGTTGTCCCGCTCAAAAATGTCGGGGGGAGGTTCTGCCACCGGAGCGACAAAAGCCGGGTCCCTATCTCGTTCTGCACTTTCAATCACTGCTCCCGTGCTGGCGTCGATCAGGGCGGACGGGGGCGGCCCGCCGTACAGCTTGCGCAGTTCGTCCAGCTTGCGCTGCACTTCTTCCTTCGACATGGAGTCAATAGTACCGTGCCGGATTTCCTTGCGGTCGACGTAGATTGTGCCCAAGGCCTGCCCTCGGCGGTATTCTGCCTGAACGGCCGCCGCATAAGCTCCGGCCTCGAGCGCCTTGTCCCGAATCAACTGCAAGTCTCGCATGTGCCGCTCGTACGAGGTGTTGTACTTTGAGTTCAGCTGCGCCCGGTACTCTTGAATCGCAGCGACCACATGCGGGTACTCTTCCGGATTCGTCAGCTTCCAGGCCATGACAGAAGCCGACTTTTCGTTGTACCCCGCCCGGATGGCAGCTTCCTTCATGGTGACCCGGCCGTCCCCGCTCACAAGCTCAGTGACAAACTTCCACTGCTTAGAGTTCATGGTCCGCCGCTGCTTGCGCAACGGGGCCACTTCCCGGGACATCCGGGTACGGGCCTTGTCCGGCGTTACCGGGGCAACATTCCAGACATCCTTCTTGGGCATCAGGCCTTCCTCCACAGCCGCCACCCGCCTTCGACCTTGCGCAGGACAAAAGACCAGTCGGGCTGGTGGACCTTCACAAACCGGATCGAGGCCACCCGTGCAGAGTTGGCCTGCTCCTTGGATGTGAATCGAATGCTGTCCCCCGGCTGCATGTCAGCGAACGGATACTTGGTTCTGGCCACGGGCAACTCGATTCCCTGCTCAATTCGTAACACAGCTATCCTCCGAAAAACTGCTGCCAAGTGTAAACAGGTTCCAAGCCCAAGTCAATTCAAGAGGTTTCCTATAGGACTTTTAGGGGGTAACAACGATTTTATTTTTTTTGAAAGTGTCGCGCGGAGGGCCCCGGAAATATTGCACTGAATCTCCCCCCGTTA